ACATTCACATAAAATGTAAAAAAATTCAAATTAATTGAAAATAACTGTGTACATCCCCATTTATATAGTGTATGATATACTTATTAAATGAGAGGAAACACTAATGTCAATTTGGAAATTATATACTAGTCGAATTATGAGAATCTGTAACGTAGACGAGTCTACAGCAAAAGAAATATTGGATGCTATGGAACATACAGCATTTAACTTTAGTGAGTGTACTCATCGTGAATTTGCTCAAGAAGCAAAATTCATTCAACAAGAATTATTATGTGTGTGAAGGAGATATAGAATGTCGCATGAAGTAGAAACAATGGCATATGCCGGTGAATTACCATGGCATGGATTAGGTGTAGAAGTAAGTAACGATCTAACACCTCTTCAGATGATGGAGAAGGCTGACCTTGATTGGGAAGTTGAGAAGGTTGATGCATATGTAACAATCGGTGATCAGCGAGTCAAGACAGGTCAACAAGCACTTGTCAGATCGAGTGATAATACAATCTTGACAAATGTCACAAAAGCTTGGAATCCTCTTCAGAACGAAGATGCTTTCAACTTCTTTGCAGAATATGTTGCTGCTGGTGACATGGAAATGCATACAGCAGGATCGTTAAAGAACGGTCAAATTGTATGGGCACTTGCAAAAGTAAAAGAGTCTTTTGACGTCTTCGGTGAAGATCAAGTAGATTCATACTTCTTGTTCTCAAATCCACATCAGTACGGCAAATCAATTGACGTACGATTCACACCGATTCGTGTAGTTTGCCACAATACTCTTACAATGAGTCTTGAAGCTTCTGCTAACAGATCAGTTAAAGTTGGACACAGAACAGTGTTTGATCCTGATCAAGTAAAATCAGATCTTGGTCTTGCTCACGAGAAGTTCGAGAAGTACAAAGAGATGGCTCAGTTCTTAGGTTCTAAGCGTTTCTCAGTTGAGAATCTTATCAAGTTTTACGATGAGGTTTATCCTTCAACTTCTAGAACTGCAGATAAAGTTGCTGCAACAACATACGAAGGTCTTTCACGATCTGCTCAAATGTGCTACGATGCACTTGAGACTCAGCCTGGTGCTCAGTATGGTGAAGGTTCTTGGTGGCAGGCTTTCAACTCAGTGACTTATGTTACTGATCACTTGCAAGGTCGTTCGGCTGAGCAAAGGCTTCACAACCAGTGGTTCGGATATAACCAACCACGTAAGGTGAAAGCCGCTGAAAAGGCAGTCGAGTATGCGCTCGCTGCCTAAAATATTCTGTAAGTTAAGAAAGAAATATAAAACTTGGTTGAAGAAGAAAGACGCAGGCGTTCCTAAGTATTTACAAGGTTTGCGTAAGGATAAAAGAAATGGCAAATAGTGTGACATAATTGTAACACATATAAAAAAAATTAAAAAAAGTAAAAAAAGGGGTGTACAAGCGCCCCTTTTTATGTTAGTATATACTTATCAAAAGAGGGATATTAGTATAATGTATGATGACTTAGTGAAAGAATATTTAAAAACTAATAAGATTAAAAAAATACCTGCGTCTGATTTAAAAAAGCATGGTGTAGATACTTGGAAAAAACCTTATTACTTGCAGGGTAAAAGTAAAACTAGTACGTATACTACATCAAAAACTGATGTAGAATATAAGTAGGAGGATAATATGTATTATGATAAAACAAAGCAGCGTACCGAGGCTTACATCGGTACATTCGGAATGGATGAGCAAGATCAAACAGAACTTGCATCTGTTCGTCGTATGGTTACAAACCTAAACAGAGATTTAAAAGAGCAAGGTTATTTCTATCGCTATTATGTAAAAGCGCAAGCGCGTGGACACCGTCAAGGAGTTCACCGTTATAGAAATTCTCTCCCGCTTAAGTATGCATCAAAGGTAGATGCTTACATCTACCGTCGCTGAGACGGATTTTCCTCCCTCCCAACTCGGCGGCCTTGTGTCGCCATTTTTTTTTCTATCAGGGTGTAGCTTAGTCTGGTAAAGTGCTCGGTTTGGATCCGAGAGATCGTAGGTTCGAATCCTACCACCCTGACCAAAAAAATATTATAAATAGTGTAAAATAACTTAGGTAACAACCATGAAGAGATTTAGCACGTTTATGGCAGAGAATACTTTTTTACAATTAAAACATGTAGACCTCATGAAACGAGGTGGCTATAGATTAAAAGTCTTTACTGATAAAGTAAAGGATAAAGAGTTTTTTGCAACAAAGAAAGGAGCTGTAATGATAACATCTCCAACCTTTAAGGTATTAGAAGCAGAAATGTCTGTAAAAGGATATAGTGCTAATATGCAAGGTAAGACAGATAAAGGTAGATCTATAAATCTGAAGTACCCGCATGATTTCTTTAAAACTCCAGAATTTGGTGGAAAAGGTTCTGGTTCAGGTACAGCAGCAGAAGATCGAGAACTCAAAGGTTTACGCGATGAGATAGAAAAAGCAATGAAAAGAGATGGTATATCTGTTCTACCGATGATGGTTGGTAAAAAGAAAGTTATGGCAGTAGGTGTAGAATCTACATTCGGTACACCTAAGTCTGACTTTCATTTAGTAGATGCTGCTGGTAATGAGGTAGCCTGGATATCTCATAAAGATGGCGCAACATCAAAAGACTTCCAACAATATGGTGGATTAACAAACAGAATATTTAAAGGTAATAATGCAGTAAAATCTTTTATGGATGCATTATTAAAGAAATACCCTAAAGGAATGGAAAGAGGTAAATCTGCATATCGTACAGTAACAGATAAAAAACTTATCAATCAATCTGTGTGGGGTGTAGATTTCGGTAGAGCACGTGGACGTGATAATGTAGATGAATTTCATCAAGGACCTATGAAGATTAAAAAACGTGGTAAATTATATTATATTCAATCGAAACACCAAGATACAAATGGTAAATTACCTAAAGGCGATGGCTATGATGCAATCTTTTATGCACGATTTACGAGTGATAGAGGATCTAATGTAGGCGGCGTACGTGTACCATTTGCAAGAGTTGGTGTTTTCCCAAGAGCATCAGCTCGATCAAAAAATGCAGAGGAAATCTAATGGCAACCGAAAATAAATACGATGTTAGACTAGTAAAAGTTGTTGACGGAGATACGGTAGATGTTGATATTGATTTAGGATTTGGTATATGGTTACATGATGAAAGAGTACGTATTATGGGTATTGACACACCCGAGTCACGAACAAGCGATAAAGTAGAAGATTTATTTGGCGAAGCTGCAAAAGCAAGAGTCAAAGAGTTATTTGCAGAAGCACAGCTAAAGCTCATAACAGAAGAAAATAAACACGGCGAAGATATGAAAGGCAAGTTCGGTCGTATACTTGGTGATTTTGAATTTGAGTACAAGCAAGAAAATAATGCTTATACAGTTAAAAGATTAACACAACTCATGATCGAAGAAGGACATGCAGTGGCATACTTCGGTGGATCGAAAGAAGAGATTACTATGAAGCACATGGCAAACCGAGAAAAGCTATTGCGCGAAGGTGTAGTAGATCAAACACAGTATGACATACTGATGGGAGAACCTGACTAATGGCATATGTAAACATTACTAATCTTACTGGATGGCAGTATGACAATGCACCGGCAGATCCTGGTGCAGGTCATCCTCATAGAAATCTATGGTTAAAATCTTCTAATGGAATACGTACGATCGGTGGACATTCGGTGTATGTTAAAACGAAGAAAACTACTGATGCAAACACAGTTAATCGAGGCGAGATTAGTAAATCATATTACGACGCACATTAAATTGTACAAATCATAAGAAACGTGGTATAATATACTGGTATGACATTCAGGGAAACAAGATGATATCGTTTAAAGAAACATTGACAGAACAAAAGAATACTCACATGACACATATAGAGGACAAGGTTCTTTATGGTGGAGTAGAAGGTACTCGACAAGCAATCAATGCATTACGTTCTTTACGCGATATGCTGAAAGGCGAACAAGATGGTAACGTATCTGTTAAGTGGGACGGTGCCCCTGCTATTTTTGCTGGCACTGACCCTTCGGACGGAGTATTCTTCGTTGCGAAAAAAGGGATCTTCAATAAGAACCCCAAGATTTATAAGACCGCTGCTGATGTTGATGATGACACTAGTGGCGACCTTGCTGACAAGCTTAAGTCTGCTTTACGTGAATTGCCCAAACTTGGAATTAAAGGAATTATCCAAGGTGACTTCTTGTTTGGCCCTGGTGATGTAAAAAAAGTAAACATTAAAGGACAAAAATATGTTACGTTTCATCCAAACACCATTGTTTATGCTGTTCCTGCTGATAATGATGCTGCTAGTGATATCAGGCGCGCTACCATTGGGATCGTCTGGCACACAACTTATAGCGGAAATAGTTTCGATTCCCTCAGAGCCAGTTACGGTGTCAACGTTAGAGGAATGAAGAAGTCAAAAGCTGTATGGTCTCAAGACGCAATGCTGCGAGATCATACAGATATTTTGATGACTAAGAAAGAAACAGCTGATGTAAATACATCGCTGTCACAAGCTGGTAAGCTGTTCAATCAAATAGCAGGTTCAACACTGCGAGAATTACAGAGCAATCAAAAGCTTGCACAATTGATTGAGCAATTTAATAATAAATATGTTCGTAAAGGACAAGTAGTACAGAATACAAGACGACATACTGATATGCTGATTAAATGGATTGGCCTAAAGTATGGCAAAGAAGAAGCTAAACGTAAGTCAGAGAAGGGCAAGCAGTCTCAAAGAGATGCTAAGCAGCAGCTGCTGTCGTTCTTTTCACCGCAGAATAAAGCAAATCTAATAAAAATGTTCGAACTGCAAAAATTAATTGTAGTAGCGAAATTAAAACTTATAAATAAGCTTAATACATTACAGAAAGTTAAATCTTTTGTGAAGACAAAGAATGGATTCAAAGTAACAGGTGCCGAAGGCTTTGTTGCTATTGATAAACTTGGTGGTGATGCAGTGAAACTTGTTGACCGTATGGAATTTTCATATAACAACTTTTCACCCAATATATTAAAGGGATGGGATAAACCGGGACGGAACTAAATGTTAAAATTCAGAGAATTCGTAGAAAATTACGATGAATTAGACGAGCGAGCATGGACTCCTGCGCAGAGACGTAGGGCAAAGGTCATGATGAAGAAGAACAAAGCTAAACTTGCTATTGGCAAGAAACGCTTGAAGTTCAAAATCGCTGATAAGAAACGCCTAGATAAGCGTGCGCAAAGACAAGCACGTAAAGATATAGGCAAAAAGATATCTAAAGGCAGAGCCAAAACCGATTTATCCGCAGCTCAAAAAGGAAGTCTTGAAAAACGTCTAGATAAGATTGCAGGTCGCATTACAAATCTAGGTAAACGTATGCGAAAAGACAAACGTAAAGTAGAGTTACAAAGGAAACGCGGTAAGTAAATGCCTATTAATAGTTTTTCTCAATTTCTGGTTGAGGAGGAAAAAACAGTTTATTTTACTTTTGGTAGAATGAATCCTCCCACTATAGGTCATGGTAAGTTATTAGATAAACTTGCGTCTACATCAGGACGCAATCCATACCGTGTATTCTTATCACTGTCAAATGATAAGAAAAACCCAATCCCATACAATTCAAAAATAAAGTATGTGCGCAAGATGTTTCCCAAGCATGCTCGTCAGGTAATGATGAACAAGAAAGTGGTAACACCGTTTGCAGCACTAACTGCTTTATACAATGAAGGATTCCGCAGCTGTGTAATGGTTGCTGGTTCTGATCGTGTGAATGAATATAATAAAAGGTTGAACATGTACAACGGCAAGAAAGGCCGACATGGATTTTACAACTTTAAAGACGGAATTAAGATAGTATCAGCCGGACAGAGAGATCCAGATGCGGAAGGAGCTGAAGGTGCATCAGGCACTAAGCAGCGTAAGTACGCAGTCGATAATGATTTCACTAACTTTGCACAGGGTCTTCCAAATGCAATGTCCAATAATGATGCTAAGAAATTATTTAACGATGTTCGAAGAGGACTAGGACTCAAAGAAACAAAAGAATTTAAGAATATGATACAATTTGACTCAGTCTCTCCAAAGCGTGAAGCTTATGTAGAGGGACAATTATTTAGTGAGGGTGATGAGGTCATTATAAAAGAGACGAACGAAGTTGGTACCATTACAGTTTGTGGTACCAACTACGTTATAATTGAAGCTAATGGCACTAAAACTCGTCAATGGTTAGACGCTGTAGAGAAAGTACTTGATTATGGTACAGATGCATCAGTCGCAGATATTAAAAAGAAGTTTGCACCTATAGAATCTCAAGATCCAGATATTAAAGATCGTAAGGGTTCACAGCCAGCTGCATATCATAAAGGATTAAAAAAGTCAACAAAGACTAAGCGAGATGCACAGTTCAAGCGTCAAGCTAAAATGCCTGACGGCGATCCTAAATCATATAAACCTGCACCAGGTGATGCTAGTGCAAAAACTAAACCTAGTAAACACACTAAAAAATTTAAACAAATGTTTGGAGACGACTAATGAAAAGTTATTTCGAGTTAAGGGAAGGCTTACAAGAAAAGAAAATAGATGAGACTGCAAGTTCGAATAGAGCTATGCACTCACACGAAAACGAAGCTCAGAAAAAAGCACATGCAGCTCATATGAAAAAGAAGCATGGTGTTACAACGAAATACCACGGCGATGATGAAGTCAGTTATCATGGTCCTAAAAAGAATGTAAAAAAAGCTCTTGGTAATCACTATGGTGGTGATCACGATCATGCAAAAGAAGAGCATCCACACATTTATAAGGAAGGCACGCTCGATGAGCTAAGTCCTGATAAAATGAAGCAGTACAGAAAAAAGGCTGGAGCTGACGTTGTAAAAAGAGATGCTAAATCAGATATCCATAAGGCAAGATATCCTCACAGCGCTGGTAATACTGCAAATTATGATGCAAAAACCAATATAAGAAAAGGCTATAGAAAATTAGCCAAAGGTAAAATGATGGATAAAGAAGAAGGTTATGTATCAGCAGCACAGCGTAAAGCAGTATGGGCAAACAAAGCAGATGGCGGTAGAGGCCATCCAGATAAGAAGAAATAGTCATGATTCGCTTTAGTCAATACATTACGGAAAACGAAGGCTTAAAGAATAAAGCCGCAAAAAGTAAAATGCCTCTTGGTATTCTAAAACA